GGAGTTTCAATGACTGTCGGAGGTCTGGCTTTTTGGGTCATCATGGCAATTAAAGACTGCAAGGAGAACGATTAATGTTGGTGACGTTGATTACTTTATGTATACTGTTTACAATGGCAATACTGTTAGAGGACTAAACAATGAGATGCAGAGCGTGTAATGTTGAACTGAGTGACTATGAGTCGACCATCAAAGACAGTCAAGGTGATGAATACTTTGACTTATGTTTAGAGTGCTTGACAGCAACTAGACAAGCAGTGTTTGACTCTGAACTCAAAGGAGAGTATAATGTTACTAAAGAGTACCAAGGTTCTTCAGAAGAACCTGAGGACTAATATCAAAAGGACTAACATTAAGAAGAAACTTAAGTACACCTTAGAGTACAAGGAGTTTCGTCAAGAGGTAAAAGAATTATGTTGAATGATGTCTCAACTTCAATTATACTATTAGAATTACGGAACAGAGTCTTTGACCAGATCGAAGATCCTGAACCGCAATACGATGCCTTGTTGTCGACAATGTCAGGCAAGCATCTTTTGGAACTAGGTGCGGCTCTGCAAGACATCCGCATCGCAACACCTGAACCTAAGGAGGTCAGATAATGTCTGTAATTAATGGTACTGTCGCTTTTGCTAACCTAGCAGAGCATGAGGTCTACAACGGCCAATCAACTGGCAAATACTCAATCGTCCTTGCCCTTGACGAACCTGAAGCTGAGAAGCTGAAGGCGGAAGGTGTCAAGATCCGTGAGTACAAGAATATCCCACAGCGCAAGTTCTCTACCAAGTTCGACCAGTTCCCTGTCGTTGACAATGATGGTGAGCCTGTGAGCAAGGCGTCTGTACGCTACGGTGACAAGGTGCGTATCAAGTACAACCTTGGCAACCCTCATCCTGTCCACGGCACTTCTGTGTACTTACAGGCTGTTCGTGTTGTCGAGAAGGGGGAGATGGACATTGTGGACGATGGAGAGTTCTGAGTTCCTAGGCCATCAAGGGTGTAACAAGTGCGGGAGCAGTGATGCTCTCGCTACTTACTCAGATGGTCATGGGTATTGTTTTAACTGCCTAACTCATTTCAAGGAGGTCGACGGATTGGAAGCTATTGAAAGCAATGTCGTCAACTATAATAAGCCTGTCGAAATGTACGGTACACCAATGGCAATCACAGATCGTCGGATATCTCTCGACACGGTGAAACGCTACGGTGTAACGTCAGACGATACAAAGCAGTATTACCCGTACTACGATAAGGACGGTAAGCTGATTGGCTCCAAGGTTCGCACAGTGGCGACCAAGGATTTCAGCACTCGTGGTGATATGCGTCACAATGTCCTGTTCGGTCAGCAACTGTTCAAGTCAGGTGGTCGATACGTGACTGTCGTCGAGGGTGAACTGGACGCACTGGCCGCTTATGAGATGCTAGGGTCACGCTATTCTGTGGTCTCAGTGTCCAAAGGGGCAGGTGGTGCAGTCAAGGACTTCAAGCAGAACCTAGAGTGGCTTGAGGGCTTTGAGAATGTCGTCATCTGTTTCGACAATGATCCTGCCGGTCGTGAGGCCGCAGAGAAGTGTGCTCAGGTACTCAGCCCTAACAAGGCCAAGATCGTCACGCTAGGAGCGTTTAAGGACGCCTCAGACTACCTTAAGAACAACAAGGTCAGACAATTCACTGCTGAATGGTGGGAAGCGAAAGCCTACCGCATGACCGGGGTGATTACCCTTGAGGATGCTTGGAGTGACTTTATCAAGCGTGGCACAGAGGAGGTCATTCCCTTCCCTGAGTCATTCGGGATGCTGAACTCTATGTTGAACGGAGGAATTGCGGCAGGAGAGATCACTGTAATCGGTGCACTCACGTCTGTTGGTAAGACCACTATGGTCAACGAGATCGCCTATCACTTCTGGAAGAATACCAGTAAGACGATTGGCTGTGCGTTCCTTGAGGCATCCAATGGTGAAGCTGTCGAGAGTCTATTGACTGTTCACACAGGACACAATCTGTCCCTTGAGGATCGTAAGAACATTGACTACGATCAACTACGGTCAGACATCATCACTGACGGTCGGATCTTACTGCTAGATCATAACGGTGCTGTCGATACTGATGAGTTGTTCTTGAAGCTCCGTGCGATGGTCAAAGGCAACGGCTGTGACGTGTTGATTATCGACCCGTTACAGGCGGCAGTCACTAGCAACAGCAATGAGACCATTGACGAGTTCATGGATCGGTTGCTCAAGCTAGCCAAGGAGACCGATGTGTCCATCATTGTGGTTAGTCATATGCGTAAGCCTAGTCTGACGAATCCACACAATGTCAACGAGTACGATCTGAAGGGCTCAGGCTCTATTAATCAGATCGCATTCAACACGATTCTTTTGAGTCGTGACAAGATGGCAGAGGACGAGTATGCACGGAACAGCACACAAGTGCAGGTCGTCAAGTGTCGTCGCACAGGCATTACAGGATCAGCAGGTTGGTTGTACTACAACGCATTAACTGGTAGACTAGAAAGAGGCGAGAAGCCAGAGATCCGTGAAGCAAACAACATTGAGGAGTTCTAATGCAGTGCGTGTGGGATATTGAGACAAACGGACTCAAGCCAACTAAGATATGGTGTCTGTGTGCTATCAAGGGTGACAATATGTACACACTTGAGAACCCAACGAAAGAGATGGTTGAAGAACTATTCGCTGACGTGACGGAGCACATAGGTCATAACTTGATTGGTTATGATATCCCTGCTGTTGAGAAGATCCTAGGTGTCCAATTAACTGGACACGTTACAGACACGCTTGTTCTGTCACGTTTATACAATCCCAACCTTGAAGGTGGTCACTCACTGGATGCTTGGGGACAACGATTGAACTTTCCAAAAGGAGACTATCATGATTGGTCTGCGCTTACGCCAGAAATGGTGGAGTATTGCAAGCAAGACGTTAGCGTTACTCAACGACTATACGAGAAACTCAGTGGGCTTCTTAGTGAGTTTGGAGATAACAGCATTGCTCTTGAGCACTCAGTACAACGTGCAATTACAAAGCAAATCCAGAACGGTTGGCTCTTAGATGAGCGTAAGGCTACTGACTTAGTAGCAGAACTAAAGGAGAAACAATATGAGCTTGAAGAAGCTGTACATGAAAAATTTCGTCCGTTACCTACCTTTGTCAAGGAGATTACTCCAAAGTACAAGAAAGAGGGTTCACTTTCGTCGGTGGGGCTCAAGTTCCTAGGCGACAACTGGACGCAAGTAGGAGGCACCTTCTCTCGCATTGACTGGCCTGAGTTTAACCTAGGATCTCGACAGCAGATCGGGAGGTATCTTAGGCTCTTTGGGTGGAAACCAGAGAAGTTTACGGAGACTGGTCAGGCTATTGTCGACGAAAAGACACTGGAAGCTGTTACTGATATACCTGAGGCTCAGCTTATTGCGGAGTATCTCATGGTTGGTAAGAGGATCGCACAAGTCCAATCATGGCTTGACGCAGTCGAGGATGACGGTCGAGTCCATGGGCAAGTCAACTCAATCGGAGCAGTCACAGGACGTATGACTCATAGCTCGCCCAACATGGCACAAGTGCCTGCCGTAGGAGCACCCTATGGTTACGAGTGCCGTGCCTGTTGGGTTGTACCAGAAGGGCACAAGCTCGTTGGTGTGGATGCTTCAGGGTTAGAACTTAGGATGCTTGCATCATTTATGAACGACAAGGAGTACACTAATGAAATCCTTAACGGAGATATTCATACAACAAACCAAGTCAATGCAGGCTTGTCTACACGAGCTCAGGCAAAGACATTTATATACGCCTTCCTCTACGGAGCAGGAGACGCTAAGATCGGCTCTATTGTGGATGGAAGTCAGAGGACTGGAGCGAGACTTAGACAACGCTTTCTCGAAAATACTCCCGCACTTGCAGAGCTTAGAGAAAGAGTCTCAATTGCCGCACAGCGGGGCTATCTTAGAGGACTGGACGGACGATGCCTTCACATCAGAAGTGAACATTCTGCCCTGAATACACTCCTTCAGTCTGCCGGGGCAGTCGTCATGAAGAAAGCTCTAGCAATCTTCACAGAGTATGCTCCTAAGTGGAAGCTGACGTACAAGCTCTTGGGGTCAATCCATGATGAATACCAGTTAGAGGCTCCTGAGTCTCAGGCTGACAAGGTTGGTTGGCTGATGGTTGAGTCCATTAAGGCGGCAGGGATTGCATTGGATCTCAAGTGTCCTCTTGATGGTGAATATAAAATTGGAAATAATTGGGCGGAGACACACTGATGAGTAAGTTAAAAATTGTTCCTGTTGAACTTAAGGAAGCAAATCATTTTATTATGCAACACCATAGGCATCATAAACCTGTTCAGGGACATAGATTTAGTTTAGGTGTTACCAAAGATGGTCAGTTAGTCGGTGTTGCCTGTATTGGCCGTCCTGTTGCACGAGCAATTAATCCGAAAGAAGTTCTAGAAGTTACACGTCTTTGTACAGATGGGACAAAAAATGCGTGTTCTTGTTTATACTCAGCCGCCGCAAGAGTAGGAAAAGAGTTGGGTTATAAGAAAATTCAAACCTATATTCTTGATTCTGAATATGGATCAAGTTTGTTAGCTTCTAACTGGTATTTTGATGGAGTAACTCAAGGCAATAGAACATGGAATGATCGAGAAGGTTACGCTAGTGGCAATGGGAAAAGGAGAACAGACCAACCAACGTGCGACAAACATCGTTACATTAAAGTATTAAATAATTGATACCTTGCCCGTAACGTGTTATACTAATAGAATAGTAACAGGAGAGTGAAATGACCAAGAATATTTATACAGTAGAAGACTTTGAAGAGCGTTTGTCAGAGCTAGCCATTGGCACAGATGATGTACAGCAACTCATGGAGTTTGTTCGTCGTCTTGACCAACGGTACCACTGGCAATCTAAGCGGTGCAACGTAGCGGCTAATCTTCTAGGCCACGATTTAATTAATGAATGTATGCAGGAAGAAGATGATGGATAAATCAATTTACACACTGGTAGACGACATCTACGCCCTGATGGAGAACCGTAATACTCCTAAGGACGTAGACGTTGATGCGGAGATTGAACGCTTTGGTGAGGCCATGAAGAACCTCA